CCAGATCCTGACGCCAAGTTCACAGACGGGGTGTAGCTTGTCGCAACCGTTCCAAAGCTTGTGACGTAACTGATGTCCCAAGCGTCTTGATTTGCTGCGCTTGTCGCTGATCTAAAGCCGACGCTAAATTCAGCGACCGCGACTTGAAGGTACGACCAGCCCGAGTTCGTTTCTCCAATCCAAACGCAGTCGTAAGAGCCGTCGTTACCCCAACGAACAGTAAGTGGAGAGGCGCCGCCCGTGCAAATACAGCTCGCCGCGCTGTTATACCCGCCAGCGGAATACGCATAGTTTCCGATGTGATATTCCCACATCGTGTTACCGCTGTAGTTGTAGATGTAGACCTTCATGCGCCACATCGAATCGTTGGCGCGAAATGGAAGTCGAATCTTTATCGCGCCGGTCTGGTTTCCATCCCACGAAGCGGCTGCGCCTTTCGGGCTTACCCAACGTGTTGTTCCGTTCCCCGTCGATGCTCCCCACGCGGTGCTACCAATGACTCCCGTCGTCGTAAGACCACCAGAGCTGGCGAGGAACAGACGTTCCGTCCCGTCAAACTGAAACGACAGACCAGTTTCGGCGCCGCGCGAATTAATTATGTGCGTCGCGCCGTTCGCGTCGAGATCAATCGAGTCCCAATCTGCCGTGCCATTTTGCACCCGGATAATTCCGCGAGCGACCAAATCAGAGGTCGCAGTTACGCTTCCCGATACGGTTCCTCCAGAGAGCGGCAGCGCGTAGGAGCTGTAGTTGCCGCTGTGCAGCACTTGCTGGTTGTTTACGTACAGCTCTTGGTTCAAATAGAACGCTTGAGAACCGTAGATGTGGCACCACGAGCTGTTCGCTGGGCCGAGCTGAATCCATCCGTACGGCGTGGTATTTCGCAGACCCCAGTCGCCCATTCCTATGTAATAGCCAGAAGCAAGCGTAACTGCGGTGGTGCTGTTTTGAAGAGTTAAACCCCCACTCAATGTTCCGCCGGTTAATGGGAGAGCGTAAGAGCTGTAGTTACTTGTCGTGAGACCGCCGCTAACAGATCCGGCGGTGTCTGCGTAGCCGGCGCTTATTTTTTGCCAAGATCCCCACGACCCGCCCTCGCGAACACGAGTCGAAAGGTATTTGTCTGTCGTATTGTACCGAGGGATAGCAAGTTGCAGCGCGTAACTGCTGTATGCGTAGTCATTGCCAAGACCTAACGCTAGACCGTAGAACTGCGACGATCCAGTTCCCGGCCCTTGACCAGTACCCTGTATGAAAAACGGGCCAAAATTTGTAACGCTGTCAAATCCTGATCCGAACCCGCTGTGCGCGACTCCCATATTGTTAAACAGTTGAGTCGATGACAGGCCGTTGAGCTGCGCGGCAGATCCGCTGATCGAAATTGCCCAAGTGCCGGACGCGCCGCTGCCAGTAAGTGACGGTGAGTAGCTGGTGTAGTTACCGGCGTGGAGGACGCGATTTCCGTTTACGAGCGGTGCGTTGTTGAATGACGCGCCGCCAGCGTAGATATGCGAAGAGGCAATCGATTGGTCGCCGTAGAACTTAAACTCGCCACCGTATCCGACGCCGTCTATCGTCGGGTTCGCATCGGTGACTTCCATGTAACAGTCGATCGGCCCATCGAGAATGCCAAACTTTGGCGCGATCATCTCGGTGCCAGAAACTCTCCCGCTGAAGCTGGAATACCCGCTGTAGTTGCCAGCGTGGAGGATAAAGTCGCCGTTAATTCGGAGACCGCTATTATCACGCACTTCGATTGTGTGAGAGCTAACCCCTGCGCGGTGGAACGCAAGCGCGACGGTTCCTCCGTCTGTATTTTTTAGCTCAAGCTGCGAGTTGTTCCAACTGCCAGCAGTTGATCCGATATTCCCGCCGATGGCATTAAGAGATGATCGCCCAAGTCCTCCAACGGTGAGATTTGGTGCATACAATTCGCCGGTCAGCGTTCCGCCGCTTAATGGGAGGGCGTAGCTGCTGTAGTTGCCAGCGTGGAGGACTTGGTTTCCGCCTTGGGTAAGTGCGCCGCGAACAATGTTGGTATTGCCAGCGTGATCGATAGCGATCGCCGTCTTTGCGCCGGTCGCAAAGCTGTCGGTCGTCGCGAAATACATCTTGGTGCCGTATGCACCAGACGACTGGACATAGATGCCAGCCTGCGCGGACCCCGCTGACCAGCTCCATGTAATTCCTTGCGCGTAGTCGGCGCTAGACGCGCCAGCAAAGTTGAACCCGTACAGGGTCGTCCCCGGCGTTGTTACATTGATCGCGGCAGGGGCTAACGAGCTGGTAATCGCTCCACTAACGGTGCCGCCAGCATTCGAAAACGGGGTAAACCCAAGCGCGGTCGTCACGTTGCTCGAGGTGATCTCGCCGCGAATCGTCGCCGAGCTTTTGTTCTCGACGTTACCGAGACCGACGTCGCTCGATGTGAGCGTGACAGCTCCGGTGCGACCGGCGACGGAAGTGACCGCGTCGGTGAAGGACATCACACCAGTCGAGCTGTTGTAGCTCAATGAACCAGAGGCGGAGATCGCTGAACGCGCACCAGCGGTTGTAACGTAGCCAGAGTCATTCGTAAACGCGCTGACATTCGTCGGCTGCGTATACGAGAACACGCCAGTCGATGAGTTATACGAAAGCGACCCGGTCGCGCTTACGGCTGAACGCGCACGGGCGTTCGTGAAGTACAGGTTCGTGCTGCCTTCAGGAACTGCATCTGTGCTTCCGGGGGAGGCAGAGATCTCAACGTACGCAGAGCCAGACCAGCGATAGGTCTTATTGGTGTCGAGCGTAACGTAGATCTTGCCTGTTTCCCCCGTACCAGGAAGCGCAGCGAGGTTAGCCCCTTCGACGACGTCGTCAACGTAGGACGGCAGCTGTGTAGACGGCACTTTCCCGCTTCCGTCGAGCGAAGCGTAGCCGTTGGCCACGCCTTTGTTCGAGGCGGACTCTTTCTGACCTAGCTCGGTGTTGATGTTCGTGAAGTTGCTATCAACCTCACTGTTAGTCAACGGCGAGCCTTTGCCAGCGCGGGTAGTGATCGTTGCCATGCTGCTTCCCTAACGACTAGTGACGGAAAGGATGGGCGTGAGAGACACGCCCTCCTATTAGACTGCGGACAGAGTGATCGTCCACGTCACCGTCATAGCGTCGTCTGCGGCCTTGTTTACAACTGCGAACACTGTACGGCAGAGCATGTCGCCAGCAGACGAATCGTTGAAGATCCCCGCTTCGGTAACAGCGCCAGTCGCATCGCCCGGCTCGAACGAAGCCACATACACGACCTTCTCGTTGTTCGAGCCGGAGATCGTGGTCGAGTCGAGGGCTTCACGCGAGCCCAGAAGGCTTACGAGATCCGTCTGACCCGCAGCAGCAGCAGTCGTGCCCGCGCCGAGTGCCATATGCGACATGACAGACTTGGCCGTGCCGACCATGCGGCTGATGATGTAGGCAAGGCCAGCGTTGACCACGAGGTTATCGACCTCGCGCTCATCTTTGACGTTGCCGTCCTTGTCGCGCAGAACGATGTTCAGGCGACCCTTCACTTTCAAGTCTTCGAGAGTTTTCACCGTGAGGTCCTCATATCAGGTAAATGAACGGGAAGCGCCAACATAGTCCTCTGCGAAGTACGAAAACTCGCAGTACCCCTGAGAGCGCAGCGTTCCCGAACTCGCTACACCCGCAGAATCCGTTTTTCCAAGACCAGCCGTTCTGAACGACGAGTCAGATACGCTCATCGCGTCAGAGGTGGGCTTGGAAATCCCTAATGCACGTGCATCGGCAACACCGAGCGATTCAGTCGGGTTTCGTAGGAATACGAGAACTCGATAGATCACGTCGCTGAACGTAGCCGTGTCAGATACAGCCTTGCTTACCGTGAGACTGTCCGTATCGGACAGCGAAGCTGCATCTGAAACTGGCTTGCTCAGGTCGTGTGCAGCGGCGTCTGATGCGCCTGCAGCGTCAGCCGACGGCTTGCTCATATCCTTGCGAGCAATAACGTCCTGTGCCCCCGCGATCTCAAAAATGTTCTTGGCCGCGCTAAGGGCAGCGTCGTCCGCAAGCATGGCGCTGTCCGCGCTCGGCTTGTCGATGAACTTGGCAGATATGTCCTGCGCAGCCATGGCATCGGAGAGCGGCTTGCTTGAATCTTTGGCGGCTTCGTCGTTGAACGAGAGCGATTCGTTCGTGAACTTGATGAAGCTCACTTCCTGGTCGTCTTCGATTGACGCCGCACCATCGATATCGTCGGTAGCGTTGACCAGGTCATCGAACTTGCGATCGAAGTTCACCTGTCGGCTGAACAGATCTTCCGCCGTGAACGCGTCCAAGATTGGCTTGCTCGCCAACAGAGCCGCCGCGTCGGAGAAGGTCGCCGTGTCGTCGGTGGCTTTCAGGATGCCCCTGATCGCTGCGTCGAACGCTGCAGCACTGTCCTCGGACGCTTTCAAGAAGGCGAGGGTGCTGTCCTCAGATAACCCTGCGCTGTCGGCCAACGGCTTGGCGGCGTCGTAACGGGGGGCGTCTGCCAGCGAAGCCACGTCCGTGACGGGCTTGGACAGGTTCAGGTTGGAATCTTCGAGGACCTGCGCGGTCTCGAACGACGCTTTGGTGAACGCGCTGACCAGGCTATCTAACAGCTCTCCAGCGTCTGCGAGAGACTTAACGGTCGCCAGTGTCGGAAAGTCGACAGCACCCGTGGCGTCATCGAACGCCCGGACATAGTTCACTTGGCGGTAGAAGAGATCGCTCGTGGTAGCGAGGTGTGTGGCCAGCTTGAAGAAGCCCATCTCTTGGTCGTCTTCAATCGTTGCCGCGCCGTCGATGTCATCGGTCGCACCGACTCCGTCTTCGAGCGGTTTTTGCAGTGCGTACGAGCTGGTGTCCGACAGAGCCGCCGCGTCACCCACCGCCTTGTAGAGCTCGGCAGTAGCCGCGTCGATGAGCGCACACATGTCGGCCACGCTCTTCTCGGTCGACAGGGTGGTGTCTTCCAAGACGCTGGCCACATCGATAAGCGGCTTCTGGACGACGCTACGGAGCGCGTCACCAACGTGTGGGTTGTCCAGGAGGAGCTTTGCGAGGCTGTACGCGCGCTGGTCAGAGAAGCTAGCCGTTTCGGAGACGCCTTTGCTGACAGCTAGAACGTCGTCGTCGCCAATAGAAAGGACGTCCGAAAGCGGCTTCTCGACGAGGGCAACGTAGCGATCGATCGCGCCAAAGGCATCCAGGAGCGTCTTGTTGAAGCTCTTATCAGCCGAGTCGCTCGTCTGGATCTCTTCAGTACGCTCAAGAAGGAGGAGGAACAGGCCAACCTCGTAGACGAGGTTGAATACCCGGGCCTTGACCTCCGCCGCCATGGCAGGGGCGGACGCAACGGCGGCGATGGTTCGCGCCGATACGAGGCCCTTAAGGATCTGCCAGGCAGCGGTCAGCTTCACGCAATGTCCTCTCGGACGCGGAACTTGAGCAGGTCATAGACGGTCTGGCGGGCCCCTGTTGAAGCCCAGTAAATCTCGACCTCGCCCTCGTAGTCTCCGGCGGCTACATTGAGGTCCCCCGACCCCCATGCAATGATTGCCTTACCCGTCGTGGCTTCCTGGGGGTTGATGTACATCAGCCTTGAGAAGAGGGCGGTCGTGCCGCCAACAGCCCGGAAATGGAGCGTAGCCGTAGCTCCGGTAAGGTCGATCGGGTCGCCCGTATTTTCGTCGGTGAGCGTGACACTAACTTGGGGGTAGGTGTCGCCCTGAACCAGTTTGATTCTCTCAGCCATCCTAACCCCTGCTCGTATAGGTTGAGGTGCCCCGCTCGATATTAGCAGGGGTAATATACCATTGCACGGGTATGCTCATATACTGGTCAGGTACAGCGCCCGTTCGTCCTGGCGGCGCTTGACCAGCCCAGGCAGGACCCGACCCGCTGCCTTAGTCCACTTGTTAAACTCATCGGCGGCTTCCTCAAACTCCCCCCGGTTGGTCTTCATCCGCAGCCCACTTCGCTGCAGATTGCCGAGGCCCACGTTGAAACTGAAGGAAACCAGAGCGTCGAAGACGCCTTGGCGACCAACAGAAGCAGGGCAAAGTCGAAGAACCCCGCGCTCAAACCTCTCAAGGTCTTGAGCAAGGATAGCGTCCACCTCTCCCATGCTGAGGACCCGGTCCCAGCCAGTGGGTATCGGTAAACCGCGCCGCTCTTCAAAGGGTACCCTCCCGTGAGCTGGGTCGATGACATGGCCAACACCTACGGTCCACAACAAGGCGGGGCAGCGGTAAGGCTTCGTCCTCACCCCCTCGTGGTGCTTGATCATGCTGATGGCGGCGGGGGAGACTTTCACTGCCAGTCTGCCTCATCGGGGTTTGACTCATGCCCGGTTACAAGCGCCCATATAAGAACGATGTACAGGTGAATCATTTCTTGTTGAACGCCTGAGTACCGAACCAGAAGGCGATGATCGAGGACAGGATCAGCATCTCGTCGTCGCCAAACACATTCTCCATAGCAACGGCGAACGGGACACCTTGGTGCCATGCGTACCAGATTCCGGTGATATTCAGCGCCACCAGCTCCAGAACAAAGATGTAGGTAACAACAGGTCTAACGCTAGCCCGAAGGTTGATCATCCACTGGCTGGCGCCTTTTCCAATCTCGATATCATGCTGATAGAGCGCCTGCCGCTCCTCCCCAGCCGTCTGTGTTTGGATCTGATCGAGCTTGATTTCCTCAACTCTAGCCTGGGCCAGGAACCCCTTCTCAGCGAGAGCTAACTCTCGCTCTTTCTGAGCAGAGACCAGGGCGAGCTCATGCTTCTTATCCTGGCGATCTTGGAGGATTGTCAGAATCTTCGGGAGGCCCCCCGCAAGGAAAGAGAGAAAAGTTGAAACCATCGTCATCATGGCCTAGTTACCCCGCTTGTTAATGAGGTCAAACAGCGTACGGACTTTTTCCTCCAGTACGGCTACGCGGAGGTCGAGCTTTGAAAGCACGATGATCAAAGTGATAAGGGCAAGGACCACTGGCCATGCTCTTACGAATATTTCAAATGCGTCCACGGATGCCCCCCTCTATTACAACTGGTTATAGATGGGCAGTAGCCGGTCCTTAATTGTCCGGTCAACGCGCCAGCCATTCGAAAACGCTTCGTCAACGGTCTCGGCTGTTGGGCCAAGAAGCGTGAACACAGGGCTATTGCCAAAGTCAGAGGCTTGACCGGCCATCATTGGGATCGCCATAGCCCCATGGAAACCAGAGCGGTCGTAGATTTCAGTTACATACTCCGGCCAATCCATTCGGTCGGATCGGAAGTATTTTGGGCCAGACTCAACGCCAGGTAGCAGCCAAGCTAGACCGTTTTTAGCAAACTCACGAAGCTCAAGCCCAAGCATTGCAAGTGGCATGGTTGCTACGGCAGTAAGCGCAAAAATGCCTACCGTTGCTCTGATCGGCGTGTTCGGCGATTCCATTAATCTGGCAAGCGCCTCACGCTTGATGCCGCCCAAAATAACTTTCTGGTAGGAATAGAAGTACTGCTTCAACTGCCATACCAAGGCCCAATGCGGATCGGACGCCCATATGGGTCGTTCTGCTGCATTCGGACGGAGGATTGAGGACTCAACAAATCGCTGGAGGCCTTGCTTGACCTTCTGCCCTTCGGGCGTTGTCATGCGCCGCCCGCTCTGTATCCAGGTCAGCACATCTTCTCTCGTGAGCCCAAGCTCGCGCAGATACCGTTCCGATCTGGGGTTGTTGAACTCGTTGCGTGCATGCTTAGTAATGAACTGCACGCCCATTCCGGCTGCGAATTCGCGACTGAAGTTCGTAAAAAAGTTCAAGCCGATGACTCTGAAGTACGCGTCCGACATCTTGCGTACTTTCGGGTCCATGTAGTCCTGCTCTGCTTCAGTGACCCAGGCATTTGCAACGGTCTCGTTGGTCACAATGCCTATGTCACGAGCAAACTGCGCTGCCTCCTGTCGATTCTTGATAGTCGCAGCGAGCTGCTTGAATCCGTCTGTTATAGACCCAAACTCCTTTGAATTAATGATCGGTCCAGCTAGGTCAGTCAATGACGCAAGCGTTGCAAAAGGCAGAATCGTGATGAACTGGATGAACTGCCCCCAGCTGTTTAGCTTGCGCCAGAATGGGCTCAGGGGCTTGGACTGATAGCCAAGATAAGTAGCAATAATCTCTTCCGCTACGCTTCGGTCCTCTTGGTTTAAGCGGGCAAGAGCCGCATCCAACGCGCTATTGCCGTCCACATCCTTGGTATGGCGATCAAACTCGACCCGCTTTACAACATGTCGTATGTAGTTGATGAAGGCTTCATTAGGCTCCTGCAAGAAGCCAGCTTGCTGCAAACGCTCACGCGGAACGCCTTTGGTCAGCTTAATCGCTTGGACAACATCCGACGCGGGGTTCGTGGGGTCTATGTTGATCGGTCGATCATCAAGTACTGCCTGCTGAACTCGGAGCAGCTTGTTCACGGAGGTAGTAGCTACCGAACGTGATACCCCGTTTGCCACGAGCAGATCTATGAACTCCTCAGCGCGCCCGTAAACCTCCATCAAATTGAGCGCCACAGGGAAATAGTCTGCTTGCCGATTGATATCCGTGTTGGACGGCGCGATGTAGTCGTCGTACAAACTGTCGAGAAAAGCGCGAATCTGGCGAGCCTTTCCGGTCAATTGAGCAGTCGGCGTCGAGGTGGCCGCCTCGCGCATACCGGCTATTACCGCCGGGTCGTCCATAGCGCCGATCTCTCGGGCAAACTTATTTTGAAGCTCGTTGTTCTTTAGCGCCGCTGCTCGAAGCATGCCAAGACGCCCTTGTGCACCATCCTCTTGAGAACGTACATAGAACATGTTCGCGATTTCGTCGCCAGCGTACATACGAAGCACGCCATCCGCCGTACGAACGATCCTCATAAGAGGGCGAATGTTTGGGTTCTTTAGTATCTGATTGAGCTTACCTTTCCAGTGCGCCGCCAACGCCGCGCCACCGTTCTGAATAGCCATGTCGTTTAGTTCGTAGGAGAACATCTTCTCGGTAAAACCAAGGCCATTTTCATTGACCTGGTTACGACGAGACTCCAGAACTGCATCCATAAATGTTTCGAAGTCTTGGCTAACGCCGTCCTTCAGACGGTTCCTAGTTGACTCGCTCAGTGAACGGTATAGCTGCCGCAATCTGGCAACAAAGTCTTTGAAGAACTTCTCGACCATGTTTTTTGCGTTGCGCTGCTTGTAGCGAGCGTTAGCCCACAGCGCTACCTGGTCAGAGAACCACTCTTCGAAGCCCAAGTCGAAGCCATACTGATCGCTGAGCTGTTTGTAGGAAGACGAACGCTTATACGCGTTGATTAGACGTTCCCGCAGAGCCTTGTTAGATAGCGCGCGGTCGCGCTCTTCCTTGTAGAGGCTATGCCCAATCTCATGCGCGACAACGATCGCGTCTTGAAGCTCGTTGCCGCTCTCCTTGTAAATGATGATCTTTCGGCCATTAGGGCCGGAAATATGCTTACCAACCACCGAGCTGCTTTGCATTGAGTCAAGAGCTCGGATCACAGCTTCGGCCTCAGCTGCGATGGGAAACGACTCTGCAATCTCTTGTGGAGTAAGGTTGCGTAAAGAAGTAAACGTAAAGATCTGCGGTTGATTTTTGAATCTAAGGAGCGTCATCAGATCGTTGATGATCTCGCCAACCATCCCACGGATTGCTAAATCCACAGGGTTCCTGTTCGAGCCAGCGGCTGGGCGGCGATCTATAGCCGACCGCGGGGTCTCGATGTTCATCCGCGTAGGAAGTTCGTCACCCTGTAGATTGCTCCCGGGGCCACGAGACTCATTCATGCGGTCTGACTCAGACTGCCCGTCTGCTACTTCAGTAGGACGGTCACCGGCGAGTGCTTCAGCAGTAAGCTGCCGTTGGCGGTCTTCCTCTGTCTGCTGCTTGAAGCGGGGTGAGCGGAACAGCGTGTTCAACGAAACGCGGTTAGTACCCACAACGGCCGCTGTAACGTTCCCAAGCTGTTTCGGGATGCGTGCCTGGTTCTGAAGGATCGACTGCCCATCAATCTGGACGTCGTAACCTTCGATGGCCAGATCGCCAAGGATCTCAAGCAGCCCCGCCCGAGCAGCTGCAGTCGGAGCAATTGATGTGTCCCCGGTTCTGCGGTCCCTACGGAGCATGAAGCCGGTGCCTTCTCGGCCCTCGATCAAACGCTGGCCAGCAGCGGTCAGATCGACCAGATTAACTGCCGACTTCTTACCGTCCGAACCAACGACCACGACGCGTGAGTTGCGGGCGTACTTGCTCCGCTTAGCTCGCTGAATAGCCGCCTGAAGGAACGACTGGACGTTGAGGCGGGTCTCGGTGCCGTCCGCGTTGATAGAGCGGAAGAGGTCGCCGAAGTCGTCGCGAACGAGCTGGAAGCCGCCGTCCGGCATGTCCTCGATCGATACTGCCGAGTCCGGGTTTGAGCGCTGCTCGTTGGCGGCGGCGTTCAAGAGGCTCTCGTTCATCGCCGCAAAGCGGGGGTCGCTCCAGTTCGTTTCGCCGAACACGCTCTCGAAGTTGGCGCGCGACTTAGCAGTGTTATCGAACATGCGGTTTGGGTCAGACTTGCGTCCGTACGCGAAAACAATTGTCCGCTGCCCCTCGACGGCTTGGATGCCTTGGCCGAACTGATCTACTTCAGCCTCGTTCGGATCAATGTCGTCGATCTGGCCATCGTTGGACTGTTGACCTTGCGCGCGACGTAGCTCTTCCTGCTGATCAGGAGGGAGCGACTCAAACAGCTCAATGTTTCGAACTTCAACCGATCGCTTACGGCGCTCCTCAAGTGCTTTCTCGACAGTGGTTTCGCCAATGCGACCACCAGCGGGAGTAAGCTTTCGAGCAGCTTCATATGCAGCGGCGACATTCTCTCTAGTTGTCACTTCCTCAGAGATAACACGGCCTTCTTTATCGAAAACCTGTACCACCGTGTCGCCGGGGTCGCTTGCGCTCTTTACTGCGCTATAGCCGAGCGCTATCTGCAGTGACTTGTCGCTGGCGCCAGCGGCAATGACCTCATTAACTATCCGGCGATCTGTCGAGACGATAGTCCCGCGACCCGGAATAAAAGCCGCGAAGGCCAAATTGTTGTCGCCGCCTACGGTAACCTGCGTGGGTGCATTAGTTCTGGCTCTAAACTTCGGGGCATCGCCAGCGACCCAGACGGAATTCTTTCCGCTACTACTATCAACCATTGCCCGAAGTTGAGCTTCGATATCGCTCTCGGGCTCCGGAGTAGTATTACCGGAAAGAACATCGCCAAACTGCTCGCCATCTATACGCTGGTTGACCCGCTGCTCGCGGGCGGAGTCCAGCATGCGACGGGCCTGGTCATAGATATCAGCGACTGCGACTAAGGCTCCGCGCCCACGCTCTTTGACGCTTTCTGGCGCATTTGCAGCAGCATCGAGTGCACCACCTACTGCGCCGCCTGCGGCACCTGGAGCGGCACCACTAAACCAGCCAGTGAAATACGCCTCAGACAACCGTAGCTTTGCATCTTCAGCAGTGAACAGCGGATCAAGATCAGCACGATTAGCTACGCTAATACCTTCTTGCGCAAGTTCAGTCGTGGACTCAATCAAACCGCCTTGCGCTGCGCCTTTCCCAACCTGTTTAGCAAAGTTGGCGAATAAACTCCCTTCAACGGCGGAGCGCTTGAATGCTTGCTCGCCAAGAAGCTTAAGGAATGCGTACTCGCCGCCGACGCCTATTGCAGCTTGCGGAGCGGCGACCGCTGCGGCCCTAAGCGCACTTGACTCATCAAGCTGTTGCCCGGAATCCAAACCCTCAGCTAGGTTACTGCCAGCCATTGGCACGTACTCAGCGGCCAATGCTCCACCAATCGCGCCGCGCTTAAGCGTATCGCGCATTGAGCCATAGGCTAGCTCGGCAATCTGCTGCTCAGTGGGGTCCGCTACGCCTCTAAACGTACGGTCCACAGAGTCTTTGATGAGCCGCTTACTTACTTCTCTAGAGGTACTGGATAAGATCCCACGGCCCACCCCCGCCACTAACGCCCCGGTACCCGCAGTCGCAATTGACATGGCGGCAGAGGGAACTGCCTGGCCACTCTTGGCAACCTGGGTGAGAAACCCACTTAGTGTGGGTTCATCAATAAATTCCGCCCAGGTTTGAACGCCTTCCAGCGGGGCTGCGGCAAACTCTTCCCGCAGCCGTGCACTTTCAATTGCGTCAGCAGCGGCTTCTTTGTCGCCGGTAAGTGTGTTGAATAGCGCGCTGAAATAATCGACATCGGCGCCAATATTCTCAGCCCCAGCTTGCACCGAGCGTTGAAAAGTCTCTCCAAACCCAGATAGGCCAGTATCTGGCACCGCGTTAGGTGTCAGACTCTGGTCTAGGATTGTCCGCTGGACATCCTGTCCTGCGTCAGCAGGACCTCGAGCATCAATCAACTCAGCGAAGTTATTCCGCTTCGTTGACCCTGGGCTAAAGAATGACTGGAACGGGTCTTGGGCCACAGTTGTAACCTATGGTCGGAGGGCCGATCTGTCATACGCAGCTCCGGCAGTCGCCCTTGCTGATGTGCTCGGGTTGAAGTTCTGCTTGTTCTGGTTAACGTCAGCCGCCTTGATCAAAATCCGATAAAGGCTGTTGTCAGCTGATTGCACAACAGAAGCCGGAATTCCTTCGTCCGCGACCAGCCCGTCATCGCTGAGGTAGAAGAACTTCTGCGGATTACCCTTACTGTCCTTCTGAACTCTAACGCGGGAGAGACTAAAATCGGTCATGCTGGCAACGTCTCCGGCGTCCGGTCTGAAGAAGCTAAGGACCGTCTCCATAGGCCCACCAATTTCCTCAGCGGCCAAACCAGCCAACGCCAGGCTGAGCCCCGGATTCATGGACAATAGCAGCGCATTTGCTTCCGCCGGATTCTTGTCCGCCAAAGTGGAGACCCGGTACATCATGTTGGGAGCGACCGTACGCAAAAACTTCTTGGACGTCTCCGCGCTCAACATGAAATCGTTTGTCTCCGGATCCACGAACGTGGCCTTTGTCTTGTCAATGAAGGCGTTACCTTCTTTGGCGAGCTCGTCACGACGTGTGATGCCGTCTTTTTCCAGCCCACGCAAGAACTCGGACCGTCGTTGCGTCAGCTCCCCAAAACGAATCTGGTTCGCTTCCCTCGAGGTGATGGCGTTCATCCTGCTCGTTTGAGCATTGAACGCATTTATGCGGTTCGTCTCTCGACTAATATCCTGCGCATCGGACTCCTGACGGGTCAAACTTACCGAACCGGCGGGATTATCAAAGATGTTTGATATTTCTTGCGCTTTAGCAGCTCGAATTGTCTGGTCTTTCTCGACAGCAAGAATCACAGCGCGAGCAAGAGCGCGATCGCGATCATTCAAACGCGCGAGCTGTCTGATGTTAGTAATGCCCTTGCTCTGTAGGTCGCGCTGAACTGCAGCCGCAGTATCCGGGGTAACCTGAATCTCGCCGTTAGCAATCGCACGGTCGACGTCAGTCGTCGGACGTCCGTCGACCTGGGCAGCAACAGCACTGACGCCACCAGCAGGCGGCGCTTGATTGCCAGAAGCAGGCGCCTCTCCTCGAATGCGAGCTAGACGCTCGTCTCTGCTGCGTTGGGCGGTGTTTGCCGCGAGATCGCGTGACCGAGCAGCGGCTTCTTTCTCGACGTCGGCCTCAACCTTGGCTCTACGTCTACGGATATCAGCGTCCGCATAGCCACGGTTCAGCATCACGTCTTTAAGGTAGGCCGCGGTGTTTTCATCGCCGTTGCGGACAGCAATGTCGTAGACCCCAGCAACTTCCTCGTTAGAAAATGCCTTCGGATCTTTGAGAAGTGCGACGGTTTCGTTCGTTCCTGTATCACCCGCACCAACGATGTTCTTTGCACGGTTGCGAGTTATGCCTTCGAGCTCCGGAGCGAGGCGCTTGTACATGCCGTCGAGCTTCGGATCCACGGTAGGTGCTGCAGCGACGGGAGCGTCAGCTGCAGGAGCAGGCGCTGCTGGAGCCGCAGCGGCAGGCTGGCCAGAAGTAGACAAAGTGCCGCTTCGATTAGCCCGGCGGCGACCAACAGGCCGCCCACTGGCTTCGTAGTCAGCTTCAACTTGATCCAAAAGTCTGTCTGTCGCCTGTGCGTCTCCTGACGCCGCGCCAAACGCATTTACAAGCGCGCGACGAGCGCCTGGGTCAGCAGTAGCTGCTAACACCTCATTGAGGCGGCCTACGCGATCAAACTCTTCGTTACGAGTGGCGTCTGCGTCGACCTGATTCTCATAAGCACGGAATACAGTTGGGTTGATGACGTCATTGTTTGCGAGGACTTTTGTCTTGAAATAGATGTTAGAGATGCCAGCAAGTCGGTCTGGCGTAAAATTCATTACCGTGGAGTCTGGGTTACTGGACCCATCAACGGTAACCGCTCCTTTAGAGCCATCTTTATTTCTGACTGTGACTGCATAGTTCCCATCAGGCAGCACCTGAAGCGATTCCGCTACAGAGCCCGCCGGGAGTTCTCCGCTTTTATTTGCGATGTTCAAGGCGAGCTGAGTAGCAACCTGGTCGCCTTTACTAATGCCATCAGCAAGGCGCGCCGTATCAATGCCCATCCCGTCACGGGTCAGATAGCCAGAAGCGGCTGTCGCCTGAATGAACGCACCGTTTTCTCTTCTAGTCCGCGTGTTTTCTGCTTCAGCGTTGAGGTTTGCCTGTTGCGCTTCTTGGGTGCTTACCTGGCGATCAAGAATACCTAGCCGACGCTCTTCCTGCGCCAACTGCCGCTGGGCGAGCTGATTACGGGAACGCTGGGCGCTCATCTGCTGGACCCCTTGGATCCCTGCAAGGATTGCGCTTCCGACATCTTGTGCCATGGTTAACCTCTAAATCGCAAAGGCCAAGATGGCCATCGAAGCAAGTGAACCGATAGTGCTGTACGTCTGCGCCTTCTGAGCAGCTTTAGCCTGGGTGTATTGATTGTTTCGCGCTGTTGCATCAGCGGCTGCTTGACCAAGCTGCTGCTGAGAGGAGCGATTTACGCCTTGACCGATGTTGATTAGATCAGACAGGAGTTTGGTGTTTGCTTCTCGCTGAGCGATCTTTGCATCATTCACGGCCTGAACGCCGCCAAGTGTGTTAGCTCGTTGGAGGCGGAGTTCCTGTTGCTGACGCATCTCTGGTGAAAGAGCCACGCCATAACGCTGCGCGTTACGCTCAGCAACTCCCTTCGACAGAGTGGATGCAAGCCCCACGTCCTTTCTGGCCGTGTCAATCAGTGTTCTGTCGGTCAGCGCTTTGTTGATTAGCTGTTCTTCGAAGGGGCGATAGTTGGCGACATAGTCCAAGTACTCTTGCCTCGTCAGCTCAGCAAATGCTTTCTCAGGATCACGAACACTTGTTAGGCCCGCCGAATAGGCGGTCGTACCAGTAGTTCCGTAAGTTGCCCCAGGATAGCCGCCACCGAGCAAAGAGCCCCCGCGCATATAGCTATCCGGCATCACTGCTGTCGTCATCGTTTCCATTGCTTTTTACCCGAAGAAGCTGGAGTACCCAAGGCGATTTCTTACACCTTTGACCGGGGCGTATATCTCCTGTCCGCTCTTATTCATAACGCCAGTGCCGCCAACAGGCCGGAAAAAGCTGCCCTTGATCTCGTTTCCGTCGGCATCCACGCCCTTGGTTTTCATATTGTCGATGCCCTGAGCTGCGAAGGTTGTAGCAACCTGTGCTGCAGCAGCGAACTTAGCGGCTGCGACATCTTGTTTTGCTTGCGCCTTAGCAAGCGCTTCTGATGTCCCCAAGCGGCTCGCTATGCTCATCCCGCTTTGGGCGTCTGCTACTTGCCCACGAGCAGTTCCGAGCACGTTAGTTTGCTGGGTGTTCTGAACATCTTTAGCTGCGGTGTTCGCAACACCCATCTGCCCACTGACAGCCTGCGCAAGATCACCAGTCGCGTCAGAACGATTTATGGCTGTATAGCTGGTAGGAGAAAGCGCTTGCATCGTATCGGCATTGGCGCGCCCCCTCAGCCCAGACGCGATATCCTCGGTCAACGATTTATCGCGCATATTCTGCAGAAGCGGGTCGTACTTCTGTTTGAAGTAGGCGTACTCAGCCGCCCCTACTTCAGCATTCGCTTTTTCAGCGTCGCTCGCCTCGGCCTTCTTTGCCTTGCTACCCATCTATAACGCCCTCGTATATACGACGGTGTCTATCGTCCACCCATGACTTTCTAAGTGCTGCATCAGCCCGAGGTGCGGAGACCGGGTCTCCAAGTAGCTGTAGCCTGCCTCTGTTGCGACGCGCTCAAAAAATGTCTGGTACTTAGACACCAAGCTGTTACCCCGATCCTTAGCCCATGCGAGCCAAAGAAACATCGTCTTCCGATCCGTGAAGGGATCGATCTCCGTGGTGGAGATAACGAACCCCTCACTCGTCGTCCACAGTACAGCCTGCTTGTTTATGCAGGCTGCGTAGACGTCCTCTGGCCGGTAGGTGAAGGTCCTCGCACTGCGAAGAATCTCCTCAACCCCGCGCCTTACCCAATCCCACTCCCTGCGGATATCAGAGACGACCGGCTCAACCGCCGTTGCCGTACCTTTCTCCGTCGCGAATATGGTGAATGGATTCCGCCATACGACACCTTCCTGGCGATGCCGACGTCCGCGTGACGAGCACGCCGATCGGCGACTGCGATGCCTTCGTTAAACAATGACCCGTAAACCTGTGCACCCGAGTAGTCAGTCCATTCCTTACTCGGCAAACGCAACAAACGAAACAACGCGCCGTTGACGATAGTGTCGCGGTAGTCGGACATCAGCTCGTCGTCAGCGGAAAGAGACGTCTGCGTCGGCTTAAGCTGCACGCGCAGAATGGTGCTAGACACCTTCGTTGCGTTAGGAACTGGAACCAGCCAGAACAAGGACTGACTGGCTTTTACGAAGTACTCCGGCGTTCCACGATTCGCGGCATCGCGCCAGCTGGGCTTTCGCTGCTCCAGTAGGTTCGTGCTGATCGGCTCGAGGTCTTTGCCATCGTGCACCACCCACATAATCTTGTGGACCACAGTGTCGGTCGGTGGCTCGAGGTCATACTCAAACGCGCCTACGCGTGTGGTCACTGGGTCGAGCTCAGCCTGGAGGACAGGTGCTTTCTCGCACAGCTCGATAGCCGCTGATCGAAGATAGTTTTCGATCAACGTGTCAGGGCATCCCGGTACCATTGGGATGACCTCAGGCAACAGCGACTCGTAAAGAGTTGCCATGGCCTATTACCCCGCTGCCACTGCGATCGGGCGCTTGCTGTCGTAGTTTGGAGTCGTCATAGCGTCGACCTGGCCCTTGCCAGTGATAGACGCAGTGAAGAGCTGGTAGTGCGACGCGGCGCGCTGCTGATTACCGGCGTATTCGGCGTCCTTCATATAGGCCATGTACAGCACGTAGTTCATGACTGCGTTGGCGTAGATATCAGGAATGTCGAGGTTGCCATTCTGGGCAACCGTCGTCGGGTTCGCGGAGTAGATGATCTCTGCGAACGCAGTATTGGCAGTGGAAATGCCAGGATAGACGTAGAAGTTCCGGGGGTTCTGCTCGTCGTAAATGTAATGCTTAACAACAGTCCCGTGAGCAGCGTCACCGGTAACCGTAGGGTTGTGCCAGTCAGGGGTCTGCGCATCCAAAATATCGCGCTGGACGATACGGACCGCTCGACGGCCGAGCCCGTTGCTTGCAGCGGACATGTTCCGGACCACGCGCAGGAGTGCGTTCCCATCATTAGGGATTTCCTGTTTGGTCCCAGCAGCAAGTGTGATGGTCGTGTTCTTAGCGGAAGCATCCGGCTTCAGCAGAGCAATCTCACGCTGAGCGTCATTCACCCAAAGAACGAGTTCATCAACAACAGGCCAACGAACGCCAGTAGTGTCCTGGAGTGTCTTTTGGACCCGGTCGATTACGCTTTGTACTGTAACGGCCATGGCCTACCTCACGATTTAATGAATAAGCCCCAAGCGGCTTCGCGGTCTTCAGGGCTTACATTTCGTCCAACTATGCGATTAATCGCGGACGCTTTAGGCGTTCCGTCTGCTTTGAAATCTTCCGGGTCGCCCTCTTCGCAGAGCTTTTCAATCCCAGTGACAACGTCATCGAGGTTCTTAACCTCTTCGATCTCATCGATCTGCGGGCTGTCTTTCAGCGGAGCAGGTGCTTGCTTCGTCTCAAAACCGACTTGCCGCGCACCAAATTGAAGTGCAAGCACTCCGATCTCATCGGAGACCTCTCGCTCTTCGCCGGGGAAAAACAGAACCGCTGCGCCACTTAGCGTGGCTACTCGAATCTCTTTATCGGAGACAACCTTCACGAGTGCTCCTCGTCAAAAGTGGGGGCCCCCTCCGAAGAGAGGGCCCCCTAAGCGGCTTACTGCGCCGTGTCGAGAGCAATCACGCCGAAGTCCTGCGTGTTTGCGGTCACGTCGCTGTTGTACTTCGGCTTACGGAGACCGAAGATCTTGCCAATCGAAATACCAGACTGGTTCTGGTAATCGAAGGTGTCTTCGACGATCTCAGGGAGGCCGATGTCAGCCATGGCGAGAGCCTGCGCACCACAGAAGAGCGCACGCGCGCCAACCACGTTGGCGTTCGCACCCCACTTGTAGCCAGCAGCACCCGCGTTAGCGGAAGCGCCCGTGGTCGCGCCAGAGGTGTTAAACACATGGCGGAACTCGTGCACCATCACACCGTCGACCATCAGCGAGCTCGAGCCAGCGAAGAGCTGGTTGCTCGGACCACGGATGCCAGCGTTACGGACGTTGGCAAGGAAGTCCGAATCAAGCTTGAGGGCGGCCATCTGCTGCGGAGTCACGAAGAGGTGGAACACCTCGTCGTTGCCAGCGCTGCGAACGCCACGGATGTACTGATCCTTGGCGTAAGCCTTGAGGTCGACAATGTGACGATACTTCAGCTTGTCCGTTGCCGTGATCGCGGTCGTGTCGCCAGCGACAATGTTGTCGCCAGAAACGCGGCGGTGGCGGGCAGCGGTCGGAGCCGAAACGTCAGACGCAAACTCGAGGTTCGACAGGTTCTGACCCGCGCTCAGGACCGAGCGCAGGGCGCCGTTGGTCTTGTGCGTGTAGGCCACACCAGCGAGGGTGAGAAACGCGAGCTGGTCGATGCGGTCAGCCATCGCATACGCGAGGGCATCACGGCTCTGCTCACGGAAGTTCACCACGCTCTTCTGATCCGCGAGGCGACCGGCAATGCGGTTCGCGAAGCGGAGCTGGTCGAGCTCGATGGTGATGTCGTAAGCGCGGAGCGCCTCTTCATTACCCTCGAGGGTGCTGTCGCCCGTCACGCCGTCGCCGGTCATGTCGGCGAGCAGAGTGATCACGGCCTTCGTGCCCTTGTCGGACTTCGTCAGCTCGGTGACACGGGTGATCATCGCGTTCGAACCTGAACCAGCGAACTGATTCACGAACGACATATTGCGCGCAACGCGCCAGAAATCGCGGCTCCAGGCAGTGAGCTGTTCACTGGTCAGTGCCGCAAAGTTAGTAAGAGCCATTTGGCTTCTCCTTTAAATTGCGTTAACCAAAACCCGTACTGCACCATGCAATACGAGCAACACAGCCGACTTCTTTGGTGCGGCTAACCCGTTCCCCCGTATCGTGGGGTCACGACTTAGCGCGTATTCACGAGACGCGACCTCGGCGGGTTTAACGCCTACGCAGGCGAAATCAACACGTTTTTAGCGTGTGCGACACGGCTGGATATCGTTCCAACGGACGAGTTCAGTTGTAGATTAGCAACACTAATATAAGTTCGCAACTATTTAGTAAGCAGACTTGCGCTTAGCAGTCTTCTTGGCTGGCTTCTTACCGCCATGAGTTTTGCCGGGCATCATCGAGCCGTCCGGCATCCGATGCATCGGACCCTTACTTCCTTTCTTCTTCATCACTTTTTGCCTCCTTTGGCAGTTTTTGCAGCCGCTCGGAAATTGGCTGCAGTTGGGGCTCCTTTGGAGCCGGGTTTACGCATCTTTTCGCCGCTGCCCGCAGCAATACGGGCCTTCTTGCGGCGGATATTTTCATACAAACCTGGCTTAGCCATTACCACTTCACCTTGTCAGCCCAGTAGGCGGCCGACATCTTGCCTTTAGCGATGTTCTTAGCGTGGCGCGCCTTGAACGACTCTCGGCGATTGCGATACGCCTCAGACTCCCCCGTTTTACGGGGGGAGCCGCTGACGCCTTGCTGGCCAAACCGGATGGTTTTGACCTGTTCCCCGGCCTTTGCCACTACTACGTGGCTCTTGGTCGGGTGGCTAGGGGTCCGTTTCGGCTTGTTGTAGCCCGACACTCCGGCTCGGGACAGCCGTGGATCACGCCCGGCCATCAGATGACATCCCCGCGCAGGCGCTTCAAGGTTGCGGCGGGGAGGGCGTTGAACTCCTCCTCGGTCAACGTCGAGAGGTCAAAGGCCTTCTCTCCGCGAGCCGCAGAACTCTCCCCAGGCATCTCGGGCGGCTGTGATTCAGCCACCTTCAGCTTGCGGGCGACCTCGGCTCGTTTTTTAGCGACCTCGTCCACTGTCTGCTTATGGGGGGCGGCGGGGGCAGCAAGCGTCGGCTCAGAAGTGGCACCCATATCGACCAGCCCATACTCGCGGATAACGAATTTGGCTGCTTTGGAGAGCGCCGCGACCGGATTCTCGCCCTTCACAATGAATGCGTCCCGAAGGTCGATGACCTCCTGGGTGTATTTCTCATTGAAATCAACGCTTGATCGGTCGAAGACCGGAAAAGTCGTCTCGAGCTCAGCAGCTGCCTGCTGCAAAGCGGACATTTGCTGGCTCTGGGTGACTCTCTGCTCAACCTTCTGGGTCAATTCAAACTCAAGCTGCGCCCGTTCTGCCCTACGTATGTCTGCTCGGAGCGCGGCAGCCTTCTCATGCTGCCCGTCGAGCACCATGTTCTGGTACTCCATCTCTTTTGAGGCGAAATCGTAGGTCTCGGGCGCGGTTTCGAGCTGCGTCTTGGCCGCCATTAGGTCATCGAGCTGCTTTTGAAGCGCCTTTTGCTTAGCCAACACCTCGTCGAGGCGAGACTTAGGCACCATCTTCTGCTTAGGCTCGGGTTCCGGGGCCTTAAGTTCGGGTTCCGGGGCCTTAAGTTCGGATTCTTGCGACTTTGCTTCGCCTAAGTCCGTAACTTTTTCAGCTAAGTCCGTAACTTTCGCAATTTCCGGCTCCTCTGTGGCCGGTTCCGTGGCCGGTTCCGCCTGGACTTCGGCCTTCGGCTCTTCGCCAAGACCAAAATTGAAGTCAAAAGCCTGTTGCGGCGGGGCTTCAGCCGGGTCTGCCCCCGGCATCACATCAAGAACGACGTCCTTCTTCTCGTCAGCCATGCTCAATCTCCTATTGATCAGTCATCGGCCGCATATTTGGGATCGGGCGCGGCGTACCCTGGCTCTGCGTCTTCGCTGCGGTCTGCATGACCGTCGCTGCGATACGTGTTGCAGCGGCAGTTTGCTGCTGATTACGACGTGTTTCGTTGGTGAGCGACGCAAGTTCACGCCGCAGCTCGAGCTCGCGTTCTTTGATCGCGATCTGAGTCTGCAACTCCTGCATCTTGAGCTGCGGTTGGACGTCGGCGACGTCCTGAACCTTGGCGATGTTGACCGCTGCCTCGGTTTGCAGCTTCTGGACTTCCGCTTGCAGCTTGGCCAGGGTGAGCTGCACCTGCTGCATCGCGAGTTCTGCCTGCATCGCGTTGGCTTCCATCTGCTCCGGAGTCTGCTCGACACCAGTCGCCATACGAATGCGCTTGGCAAGCTCACCCTTACGGGCGAGGTGGCTGTACTCAATAATTGCGTCATCCGGGATAGCGACACCGGCCTGACGCAAGTTGATCGCCTCGGCGAACTGCATCTCGTCGAACGAGTCGCGCGCCGGAGCGGTCGCAACAATTACGTCGTACTCGCCCAGCGTCAAATCATTGATGACCCGTCCTTCCGGCGTCATTTGATTGACGACCATCGGCTCACGTGGCTTCATCGGGTCGTCTTCGTTAGTGATCTGAATGACGCGCTGTTCGGTGTAGAAGCGTTGAACCAGGTTCAACACCTTCTCTGCCAGGTACTGCCGCGTCTTACGTAAGTTGTCGAGCGGCACCTGGATCATGATCGCGCCACGGTTCTGCTTCGCCTGAATGGCGATGCCAGAGACCTCGGCGCTATCTGACCCAAGCATCGAGTCATTAATGCCACTAATAGTTTTGATGTTGAGCGCAGCCTTTTGGCTGATGCGGTCAAGCCCCGTAGGAATCTGGTTTGGTTGAATCTTGAGCGGCGGCTGCGAGCCACGGTTGTACTCGAGCACCAGGCCCGTCTCTGCGCCGTGTTCCTCGAGGTCGTCCGCCGTCATGCCGACGAGCGAACCACTCTCAACCATCCAGCCGCTGTTGGCGGTTGTGTTGACGATGTGCAGCTCTTGGCTCGCAATCTTGTTCAGCTGCTCCTGCGGAGACAGCAGATTGCGCACCATGCCGAAGGGGCGCCCTCGGCGGAAGTAGGCGAAGTAGGGGACTAGCGTGAAGTCTTCGTACGGCGACCAGTCGTCATGAAGGACAATCTTGTCGCAGGTCACGGTCCAGCGAACTTTGCGCTTGATCTTGCTAATGATCCCAAGACCATACTGCTTGGCGAACTTCTTCGCCTTCTGCTCTGTCCAGTCTTCGGGAACCTCGCGCTGATCACCCGTGTTCGGATCAACAAAGAAATCCGCACGGCCCATCTTGCGGTACTGCCGTTCAATGACGCGCAGCGCTTTGATGTTGCGGTAGTCGTCCTTGCCGGGGATCGCCGCGCCAAGGTAGTCCTGAGAGGTGTCAGTCTTGCCGTAGCGCGTCTCTTCGTATTCGATCGAGTCGCGTCCGAATCCGTTGCCATTCTCGGCGACGAACCGTAGCGCTTCGGCTTTGTCTTCGCCGTAAAGCTCCTCGATCTCGTCGAGGGTCATCCATTTAGTTTCGAAGACCTCGTTCCATGTCTTCGGATCGTACTCCTTGGCATCCGGGTCGACGAGGATGTCGATCGGATCTTTAGCCGTGATTCGTACTTCGCCCTCTACGTGGTCACTGAAGTCCATGCGTACGTCGAAGTAACCACGGCCATCCATGATTAGGCCGTCGCTGAACACCTGCTGCTCGACCCAGTCGAGCTTGTTGTTATCGGCGATCTGCATGTACAGCTTAGTCAGGACCGTCGCTACGTCCTGGTCGCCACCACGGCGCGGCTTGAACTGAATGTCAGCGCGGCGCGTGGACTGTTCTCCGAGGACCGTGTTCACGGTCGGGAGAATAGTGTTAATGGTCAGTGCTGGACGGCCTTCGGCCTCGAGCTTAGCAAGGTCTGACTTGTCCCACTGGTCGCCGCGATAGAATGCGTCGCATTTCTTCGCCATCTCGACGTACTGCAAGTGCCCGTTATCGCGGGCCCGGACGTACCGGTTCCACTGCTGATGGGCGAGCTGCTGGTCTTCGATCGACTGTGGTTTTAGCTTTGCCATGTTATGCACTCATCGCGGATTTTTGGCGGGGTCCGCGAGCAAGAGAGAGGAGTTTGTCCCGCCAAGACGGTATGTGGACAACAGGGGCTTTGAAGGTAGAGAACTCAGTCATCATGAGACCGATCCACGACAACGCGTCGACCTGATCGTCATGCATGCCGTTCGGGAAACGCAGCAGTTCCGCGATTAACGGGCCTGAGAACGGTGCCTCCCGTGGGAAGTACACCATGCCCTGCTGCATGCGCCCCTGAATGGCTCGAGCACGCGCCTCCTTGTCACGCCGCCCCGTCTTCAGATCCTTGAAGTACGCCTCATAGAGCCCGCGCTCACGCACGCGCTTCTCGAGGAACGGCCCGAGCGCCATTTCGATGTGGCCCTTTTCGATACCAATGATCGAAGGTTTCCACTGCTCATAGAGATCAAGTATCCGCTCGACGAGCTCGAAGCCATCGAAGCGGCCACGGACGCAGTCCATCACGTACATCTGATCCTGGTCGTCGATCCCGACCACGATGCCAACGCTATAGTCGTTGCGGTCGTTCTTACCGATGGCCAAGTCCCAGGCGCAGTAGTAACGCATCTCGGACTGGTTGATCTCATCGATGTCGAAGTACTTCACCATGCTACGGGTGAAGTACTGACCGTCGTCCGCGACAGGGTTCTGCTGATAAAGCGCCGACCAGTCGCGCGGTCCTACCGCTTTTTCGATGCGGCGGAGCGACTCGACGTCGTACCTTTCCGCGTGGAGCGCTTCTCCGGCTTTTCGGAATTCTTCGTCGGTTTCGGCGATGGCGGGGTATCGGACGACTTCCCATCCGTCTCCCCCTTCCACACCCGCTTTAAGTAGTCGACCAGCCAAGTCATCATCATGCCACCTCGTTAAAATGACGAGCACGCCGCCACCAGGAGCGAGAC